TTTACTGTTGATGCTGTTGCAGATGATAAATCTGCATATAATCGGGAAGATACATTTGTCTGTGCCGTTAAATCATCAAGTAATCGGTCATCTAAGGCATATGTCATTCTGACATAATTTCCGGTGTTTGCATCTAAAACGCCTAAATATCCTGTACCAGCAGTAGAGGTTGCAATAGCAACCGGTGCTGAGGTTCCGATTGGTAGTTCAACGGGGTCTTGTTTTGTTAAGTATGGTAAGCAGGAAGTGAAGTAGTCGTGTTGTTTACAACGGTTATAGAGTGAATAGTCTGCTATTGAATCTGGGCCATCGCCAGTGTTGACAGTTAATGAATCTTGAAGGTTCTGGTCTCGTATCCATTCGTTGAATATTAGATTATGAGCCCTGTATGCCCAGGCATTTGCACTGAGATTTGTTGCTATTTGTGTTGGTAGTCCAAAGTAATCTGTTAGTGATTCTGAGCCGGCTGTGTGAATGTTAGTGACCTGAGGTATTGTATAGTCAATTGTGTCTCCGGGGTCGGTTTGTTCGCCCATGAATTTTTTGAAATTTGTCCATAGTAATCTGTATGGTACGTAAAAGAAGAATGTTTCGAGGAACATATTGTCCAGGGGAGCGAAGATTGGTGTAGCTAGTATTGTTTTAGCGTGTAATTTTAATTTTATTGTGTCTCCAGGGAGTACAGTGTTTTCGATGAAGATTGGTATCATTTTTCCTGCATCGAATGTGGTTTTTACGCCATGATGGCGTTTGAATGTTGATCGTGGGACGTTAACTTCTGCAGATTTAGAGAAGTTATGATTCATTATTGTCTGCATTGTTTTCCTCTTTTAATATTTTAGTTAATGATTGTTTAAATAATATTATTATTTCTATGAATAAGTTTTTTAGTTCCTTTTCAATCTGATCGTTGTTCATCTTTTTTATCTGATCCTTTAATTATGCGTTCGTATTTTACTATGAATTCTGATGTTTCTTGATTAAAATATCCGAGTCGATAGACATCGAAATGTTCTTGATTTATTTGAACCATTTGTTCGTTGGCAAGAACCATTGTATAGTGTCTATTACACAGGAGATCGCTTTTGCAAAAGAAGGGTGTTGTATAGCGATTAGCTTGAGTATCCAGAAAACTGTACATGCCAAGATGTTTATAGCTATTTTCGAAATCTTGAACTGTTTCTGGTTCTGGTAGTGATTCTTTAAGTTTTTTGATATCTTCTTCTGTTGCTTGTGAGAGGTCTTTAAATACATCTTGTGATTGTGTTTTCTCATTAGTCATTTTCATAACTCCTTTGTAAGGATTTAGTTGTTAATTTTTTATGGTTCTCTTGTTGTGGTAGTCGTTGCCAATTTTCCTCAAGATTGTGAATTAAAGCCTCCTTTCTATGTATCTTGATTTTTTTGTAGAGTATTGGGTCTCGTTTTTCCAGGTATGTATCATAGTACCTGGAAGGTTTATATTTTTTACCGTTTATTGTAAAGTAGTCTTTTGGATAGACATCTGTGTAATATTTTTCTATCCATGTTTTTCCGATTCCGATTGATTGTAGAGCGAATTCGGGTATTTTATTTTGATAATGTTTTTGGGCAGGTTTGCCTGTTATTTTTTTTGTTATGTAGCGCGCGACATAGCCTGCGCTTTCTACAGTTACCTCTCCGATTGTTGAGAATCCTTTTTTCCATATGGATTCGAGTATTTTTGAACGGTAGAGAGGTGTTATTCCGTCTTTTGAGAATTGCCAGAATTGTTTATCTGGGAAGTCGTAGTTGAATAGGCAGGCGTGATAGTGAGGTCTGCCCATGTCTTCGCCATATTCTCCGCAAGCCATGAAGCGAATACCCGCTTTTGTTTTTTTGCGTAGGTTTTTCATGAATTGTTGATATTCGTTTTTATGTATTGATTTATCGGTGGGTAGGTGTTTGTTATTATAGGTTAGTGTTATGAAGCAGTTTTCTTCGTACATTTGAGCTTCATGGACACAGCGTGTCGCCCAGTGTCTTGCTTTGTCTAGGCGACAGCCGATGCATTGACCGCAGGGTATACGTTGTCTGAGTCCTTTTTTATCTTTAATTTCCATGTGTTTATAACATGCCATTAAAGTCTTATACCTCCTCTGCGTGATGTTGATCTGTAGTTTAACGATTTGGTTTTATTACCCTTACGAAATTTTTTCTTTGATGATCGGGGACTCTCTTTGTATCTGTATTTAGACATTGGTTTTCACCTCCTTTCAGTTGTCTATTTAGTGTATTGAATTTTATACATTTATTTTTATTTTTGTCAAGAGATTCATATAGAATTCTTTTTAAGTCTCTTTTGAGACGTTCTGTATTTATGTATAGTTTATGTAGCATTGTTTTTCCTTTGTAGTATATTTATATTTAAGGTGGTATATATTTTTTATTGTTTGTTTATTTTATTTATTTGTTTTTTTTTGTTTTTTTGTATTCCATCGTAGTGAATTGTTTTTTTTTTAGTTCCACCCTTTTGTTTTTTCACTAGTCGTTTTTTGTTTTTTTTACATTGTGATTTTTTGCATTTATGCTACTTTTTTTATTTTTATTTAGGTTTATTAATGCACCTAATTATTTGTTTTTTTTGTTCTGACTCTGATTATTGGAGTCAGGTAGCACTATTACATCAAGTAGAGTGTGTGCTACCCGACTCAGTCGGGTTATTCTACAGGTGGTTCTGTAGGTGTTTTTGTTTTATTTTCTCCTGTTTTTATATGTTCTCCGAGTCCATCGGTCTCGGGTGTCCAGGAGGGATTTATTATGCCGAGTTCCTCAGCTTTTTTTCTGTTATTTGGATCTTCCATGAATTCGAGTAATTTACCAGGGTTATTTTCGAATTCTTTTCTTATATTGGAAGGTAGTTCTTTGAACATTTGTTTTGAATTGATTATGAGGTCGAGAGCCTCTTTGTATTGTAAGCCTGATATATCTCCGTATTTAGCTTCAATTTTGCTTACGTTTGTTATTAGTCCAGTTTTTGTGTATCTGGTTATGATTTTATTGATATCGCAAGCATCTTTATGAGCTTGCTCTGTAGTGTATTGAATGTTCCCATCCTTGTCTCTTGCCCCTGGGGCTTTGAGAAAGTTTTTTAGTTGTAATGGGGTTGCTTCTTTTGTTTTGAATTTTTCTGCGTATGCTTTTGACATTTAGTTAGCTCCTGTATGTAGGGTTGCGTTTCCTCTGAAGATACCACCGAGGGATTTTACGAAGGCTTCTATCCAAGCGAAGCCTGTTCCGGTTGGTGTTTTATATACTTCAGCGATTTTATTTAGTCTTTTAAGCTGAGCTGAAAGAATGTTTACATTGTTTTCAGCTATTGCTGTTTGCCTTTTACTGAGTTTTTTTTGTTGTTTTAATAGTTGTAGCTGAGCCATAATATTTGGAATTGTTTTTGCAAGATTTTTTTCTTCTTGTGTGATTTTTCCTGTACTGGCTCGTAGATTAGTAGCTTTTTCTATTTCTGTTTTAACTTGTTTGATTTTTAATTTTGTGTCTTGTTTTATATTGTCTTGTTTACTTTCCTCCGTTTTTGCTTGAGCAAATTGTTTAGCAGATGTAGACATGGCTTGGGACATATCATGGATTTGTGGAGCAGGTATATTTCCACTTTGTCCAACATTAAAGCCTCCAGATGAGGCTAGTATTGGATTTAATCCGGATTTTTTCATGTCTGCCATTGTATCTTGATATCTACTTTTATAGTTTCTTGTTGTTTTATTTCCTGCTCTGTGAGCTCCATATGAGCTCCAAGCATTGCCTATTATTGAGCCAGCTAATCCGCCGACTGCTCCGGCTGCGCTACTCATTTAAAACCTGCTTGTTAAGCCAGGAATTGAGTAAGTTGGCATAGGTCTAGTATGTTCCATTTCTATATATGAATCGTAAATGAAATGGGGTTGTGTTGGTACTGCTATGATTCGATCTATTGGTGGATTGGATTGAATGAAGGTCGCGTCAAGTGTTGGTACTGAACCGAATTCTTGTGATAGATGCCAGGCTTCAAGTGAAGCTGGGTCGTTAGGTCTGAATTTTCCTGTTATCATTGATTTTTTATATCTGAGATGGGACCAGCATTCCTGATACCCGAATACATCGGTATCATTTGCTGAGCCATCGCAGAATATTTCTTTGTTTAGCACGGCTTGTTCGCCTAAGTGAGCGAGAAGGGGAGTATAGAGGTCATATTTTGTTTGGTCTGACCATGTTCTGTCCATTCCTTCTGAGTAAGTTAAATCGGCTCTTACGTTAGCGTAGCCGATTATTACACCGTGTTCTGTAAATGATTTATTAAAGCCATGTCCTGAAATGGATGTTTCTCCAACGGATCCGAGTACTCCGGGAGAAGAGTCGGTTCTGGCTATTGGTGTAATATTAATTAGTGATGAGCCACCGCCTAAGTATTCTGGGCGTTGGAGTCGAGAATCCGGAGAGGTTACTCCGAATTCTGAGTGTACTATTTCTGTATAACGACTACCTGAGCGAACGTTTAGCTCGAGTAGTTCTTGAACTTGTGTAGCAGTTCTTAGTTCGTTTACTGTTGATGCTGTTGCAGATGATAAATCTGCATATAATCGGGAAGGTACATTTGTCTGTGCCGTTAAATCATCAAGTAATCGGTCATCTAAGGCATATGTCATTCTGACATAATTTCCGGTGTTTGCATCTAAAACGCCTAAATATCCTGTACCAGCAGTAGAGG